TGCCGCCGTCTCTTACCCTTTTCTTGTCGCGATCAAACTTCTCTTCGCTGATCATGTTGCGGATTCGGGAGTTTGAGAGTCCAGTAATCTTCATTACTTGATCCACTGTTTTCCATCCTTCGGCGTTCATGGCCTCAATGGTGGTTAGTGCGCTTTCCTTGCCGATAGACTCCCACACCTTGTCCCAAGACGGGATTACAATTTTAGGAGCGGAGCCTTTTGTTCTACGAGTTTTGCTATGTGTTGTTTCCATGAGAATGTGCCTTTGTCTACGGTGAAAGTGATGAAACCGAAGTCTACCTTGCCAGCACAGCGTCTGGCTCCGAATTTGCTTCCTGCTCCTTGGAGAGCGGGGGTGGTCATGGCAATCCAATCTGGGCCTCCTGCAAAATTGTGGTAGTGAACGTGGCTACGAATCAAAACGTCAGCTTTGGTCTGCTCGCCTTCTGCTGCGAGAATTTGATTCCAAAGACGGTCTTTGGCCACTCCTGTATGCCTTCCATGGGGAAGCCCGCTTGAGCCTGCTGGGTGGTGCTTGAGATCGAAGACAATTCCTTCGACTTCAACCCATGCATGATCGGTCACGGTGGCTCCGACTCGTTCGGCTATAACATTTTCCCAATCTTCTCCATCACTTGAACTCACATGATACGGGGTTCCTCTAGTGATAACGATCTTGCAGTTTTTGGTCTTCGGCACCATGCGGATGATCTTGGTCGCCATATCAGCTTGATCCTCCATATCAGGGGCTAAAAGCTCCGTAGAGCCGCTTTTCTTGCCTTTTCCATCCACCAGATCCCCATTGACGAAAACAATATCGTAGGGGCCATTACGGGCGATCTCGCGGGCATACCATGTCCAGTGGGCTTTATTAATCTGTGCCCAAAGCGGGATTTCCCCGTTCTCATCTTTTTCAGGTAACCAGCCTGTGGGGGTAAGCCCGACACGATGGCCACAGTGGAAGTCCGAGAGGACTGCTATTTTTTTGCTCATAGAGAGGTTGCTTGGTTGCAGAGATCTAAACACCGCGCATATCCGCAGATATCAGCCACGCTATCCCTATGACGGGGTGAGTTGGTAAGTCTGGAAAGTTTTACCGCAATCATGCACATGGCGATTTGTTGCGGGGTCACATTGGTTCCAAGGATAGCTCCCCACATTTTAGCTTGTTTGGTAAAGTCTTCAATCGGACTTCCGTAGTCGGTTTGGCGATCATAGGAAGTAAGGCGCTTGGCAATGTCGCACACATCTTCTTTGTCCAATCTAACCATAGATGGGTAGAGACGCAAGGGTTTTTCTAGCCATTGGGCTACGGCGACCTCCGCTCTGGCTCCTTTGGACTTCTCCCACTTGGGAAGCAATACAAGCTCGTCGCATTCAAAGACCGCATCAATGTCCCTTCGGGCACAGTCCTCAATGAACTTGCTGTCCATTTGGGAGTTGTGGGGATCTAGCCCTAGCTGCTGATCCATCCTTGCTGGATTGATGGTTTGATGTCCAGCTTTAAGCAATGTTTCTTCGGCTTCAAAAAATGCAGGATGGTTGAGTTTTGGATAGCCCCTCATGGGGCCACAGATATAGAATGTAGTCATGTATTGTGGTTTAGTTAAAATGGATAGACCTACTATCCATCAAATCGTTCAAAATTTGGCGAATCTCTTCAACAGTAGCGTTATTCCAATGAGGATAAGCATTGTGCTTGAGATGATTGCGTAGCTCGTTATCAAGGTCATTAAGAACGCAATACATGTCACCCGCCTTAACTGCTTGCTCAAACTCAACCTGTTCTTCGGGCAAGCTGAAGGATAGTAATCCATTGGCCATATTAAGAGTCTTTGATGATCTTCTTCAGATCCCCGTCATCTAGATCGTCATCCCCGTCCTCGTCCTCTTCTTGCCCGTAAAGGATATCATGGATGTTGGAGACGAGTCCTTCAATGGCGTAGTCATTGCCAAACTTGATAAAGGCATTCTTTGTTTCCTTTCCCTCTTCAAATGTGGCCACAATAAATCCAGAATCGAAATATTCAACCAGATCTTTCGATAGCTTGTCCAAGACCTTTTGGAGCCTTTCGTCGTGGACGGCCATAGACTTAATCGATTTGTTCTTTGCAGTTGCGGCATGTCTTGATTATTCCGACATGGGCAACGTGGATTTGTTCAATATTATTTGATCCGCAATAGTAGCAAGATTTTACTTCGGGCTTGCGGTAGACTTTTTTCTTGCGGGGTTTTGCCTCGTCCTTCATTGAACTTTCGATGGATTAATTCTGATGTAATTCCTTACCAATGAGGATGTTCTAGTCTTTAGCCAAACACCATCCCCAGATTTTGAATCGCGGGTTCCTCTGCCGTTTGTATTTCCCTCTACACACTGGAAGTTTTTCTCACCAACCTTAACCACAATGCCAATATGCGAGAAATCAAAAACCACCAAATCTCCAACTTGTGGCTTGGCTTTCTCGGTTAAAATCTTGGTAGTTGCAGGGTGGGATTTAGCCCATTCAATATATCCAAATGCCGCTGCCGTCTTGGGTCTCCATTTCTCTGGAGTGAGAAGTTTGAGATTCAACCATTTGACAACTTCTGGATCTTTGAGCCATTCGCGAATTATCCACGATGTAAAGGCAGCGCACCATGGCCAAGCTGCTGGTTTTAAGCTGGTTGCAGTTTGGTATTCCCGAATCTTGGCTCCTTTATTGTTGCCCCCAACTTCCTTAACTCCGACTTGAGACAATGCAATCTCAACGAGCTTTTCGATTGCGGGGCGTTCTTTCTTTTTCGGCGCTACGGGAACGCTCGGCTCTGGCGCTGAGTTCGCTTTGGATTCGGATGGCAAGTTCGGCAAGGACGGCGCTGGGCCATCTTTTAATTCTAGCCCAAGTAGTTTCAGGATCAATTGCCACACGGCGGCACTTCTCCAATCTACCATTTGCAGACTCTGCGTCCAATGTCCCAATTCCTAGAAATCCGCTCCACCTCGGACTCCGATGGTGATGCCTGCCTTTCCAGCATCGCTCCGCTTGACTTTGGTAAAGAATCGGAGGGAACCGAATAGACGGACAAAGAAACTTCTGCGATCTTCTTTGGGCGGGACTGGGACGAATATTGCTTTGAGGACTTCATGGGAAAGAGGTTTCACAGACGTTTCTTGCGGCTACAGGCGGGCTTGCGGGCTGGCTTGCGGGCAGCAGGCACCTCAATAGCCCTACGGACTTCAGTGTAGGTTACAGGCCCAGCCACGCCATCCACATCTGTATTGACCAAGGCTTGAATCTTCTTAACGCCCCTGACATTCACTTCATTGGTGAAGTAATTAACCATGGAGATCAAGAGGGCTACAACAAATCCTGTGAGGGTTGTTTGGTCTACGGATTCAGCCAACTTGGGATCAATCATGGCAAGCTTGGAAACAACCGCTGCCACAGCCATGGCGATAAGCGGGGTGATGATGCCCCCAGATTTAGAGACCAAAAATGCTAGGATTTTATCTTTCATTTGATTATTCCTCCACCTTCACGCGCTGAACCGCCGATTCAATGGTAAAGCGGATCAGGGACTCGGAAGCATCAATACCATTGCGAAGAGCAGCTTGGGTAAGCTTTTTTACGGCAGCTTCGCGTTTTTGTGAACCAGTTTTGCTGGAATCAGCCAACTCGCGAACAATATCCAATGCGAGGGGAAGGAGGGATGCGGCTGCATCCACAAAGAGTTCGCGGAGAATAGGTGCATAGAAGTTCCAGATTTTGGAAGGAACCCCGAAGATGTAATTAAGGAATGATTTCATAGATTTAAAGCTAGACTAGAATCCCTTGGACTTCAAGTAATCTTCGATTCTTTTTGTGCGCTCATCAATTCGGGCCAAGGTCTCACTGCGTGTCTGGTTCTCTTGATTCATCAAGTCAATCCGCGCATCCTGTTTAGCATCATTGGTTTGGATGTGCCTCATTTGTTCTGGCAATACAATCCACCCATTGAGGGCCGAAAACAAAGTAATCAGCAAAGCAACCCCAGCAATCAACTCACTCATCGTAAGCTTTACTCCGCGCTCCAGACCTCTGCGTCTTGGTATTTCTTCGATACTCATAGTGAAGTAATAATTGCAGCCACTTGATAGCGCCAAGGCCAGTCAATATAGGTGGCTAGGTTTGCGGGGTTAGCCGTGTCTCCGCGATAGGCGGCGGCAATATGGCCTAGAGCCACGTTCTCACTCCAGTCGGTGTGGTTGCCACTAGACCCCGCAACAGCATTGTAGATATCACTCCAAGCGTAGTTCTTGGGGAGGGAGATGTAGTCTGCTTCGGTCTTCGGGCCTCCTGCGGCTACGGCGATCTTGGCCCAGAGGTAGCGTTCTGGGAGGGTGTAGTAGTTGGAGATTGGGCTGGCTGCTGGAATTTCGGTCACAGATGGTGCTGGTTCAGTTCCGCTACCAACTACCCATGGCTCCACGCCAGTTGACCAAGGATAATCTATAAGCTCAGATTTATAATATGGACTATCATTATTAATATTGACAATCCAAGTGTCCGCATCCCAATAAATTGAATGGAATGCGGGATCATCCTCATATCCAACTAGATTGTAATATGGCTTGCCTCCGCTTTCTCCGCGATAAGTGTAAACGCCATTAACCTCAGTTGATCCCGCGCCCGAAACCAAAACAGAAGAAGGAGCTTGTGTTTCTCCAAGTTCTTCAACAAGCCACTTGGCAAGCATCTGCCGTCTAGGCAGATCCGCCGCCGAAGCAAAAGTAGCATTTAAAGTTGGAAGGGCCATAGTCTATGGAACCCTTACAGCTTAAGCCATGCCCATGATACGCTCGCCCATCCCGCGCATCGGAGTTTCCTCCATCTCGGCGGTTGCTTCTTCTTCCATGGTGGCGGCTTCGTTTTCGGCCTCTTCAGCCGCGATCTCGACGCCAGCAATCATGGTAGGAACAAGGTATTCGCCTTCGACTTTAAAGGTGACGAGTTCTTCTAGAGTCCCGCCATCTTGAACGTCTTCGGGTAGGGTATAGCCTTCAGGTATTTCGATTTTCATAATAGTTATTCTCTCCTCATAGAGCTTGCCTTAGATTTTACTCCAAGGCAAGCCTTGATGAATAGAGACTAACTAATTAGCCCGCGAGGTAACCGTAGCCAGAGCCGCTAGGGCAAGCGACGAGGTCGCCAGCCAGATTGCAGCGCAAGTGAAGCAGATAATACCCAAACTCAGGGAAGATCTGTTTCGCCGCACAGGCCATCTTAGCGCGCCAGTAACCGCTGTTTTTGTCAGGGTTGCAGTTCTTGTCGTACTCGTTGATCCAGCGGAAGTCTCCGCGATAGTTCTGAGCATCATAGACAAGCTTGCCAACCTTGAGGTTCGGGTTCGGGACGAGCCACTCAACGGCCTTCGGATGGAAGATAACCGTGGAGGTATACTTCGCAGCCTTGTAGGCGGGGTTGATGATATACTTCGTTCCCTTGACCGCGCCAGAGGCAGCGATATACGGGACAACTTCGGTATAACCACCAGCGCCGTCATCGTTGAAACGCTTCGGGAACGGGCGGCTATGGAAGACGAATCCACCGTAAGCCTTCTTGGGCAGGAGCGAGGAGCCGTTCGGGCCCATCAGATCGTTAACGCGATCACTGTAACGGATATCCTGACGGACATCTTCGTTCAGCTTGATCAGGTTCTCAATCGTGGCGCGTTCGGCAAACACGTTAAACACAGGCGAACCGTCATCAGTCACCGCATCACCGTCATCACCAGCGTTGTTCTGGTAGAGGCGGTCATAGAGTTCGCGAAGGACACCAACCGTAAGGACGGAGGTGGGGTTCGGCAAGGAGCCAAAGGTGGAACCAGCGGTCTCAGCGAGGCCAGCCTCGACAGAGATCTTGGTCACCGTGGCATAGTAATCGTCATCATAACGCTTGATCCACTCAACGTTGACGTTGTCGGCCAAGATTTTGATGTAGTTGTTGACATCATCAATCGGGAAAGCCGAAGTGCGAACGTCTTCCAAGCAGATCCAATCCGACTCAATCGCCTGATGGCGGAGCGAAAAGGTCTTCTGATCGAAGGCGTAGCCGACTTTCTTGACGGGAGCCAAGCAGGAGTTGTCCTGACCAGCTTCGCCAGTGACGCCGATGACTTCCCAGCCGCTGCCAGTGGCAACCGTGCGCTGGGCGATGGTGTTGGTGATCGTTTTGCCCATGTTGTCGGGGAAAGCCGACTGGGTGACAAAACGCAGATAGGGGTCTTTATACAGACCCAAGCGATGAGTACCAAGGGCGATACGTCCAGTCTCGCGCTGGAAATTATCATTGATAGCCTCGCAAGTAGTAGCAGTTTGTGCTGACATATTAGTTGTTTATTTCTATTTGGTTTTAGGGTTAGTTTTGATATCAAGGCATAGGATGCCCGTTTATCGGTTGAGTTTCTGGGCCGCGACCAGAGATTTACGGCTACAAATTTTGAAGGCGCTAACCCGCCAGCGAGGTGTCTGCGACCAACTCAGACTTCAGTCTTAGTGGGAAATTATTATATATTTCCAAAATTGTCAATAGCG